GTTGATGATGCAGAATCTTTCTTCTATGAAGATGATGCTAACCCTGCTTTAGGCACTGTAGACCGTTATGGTGTTGTTATTACTGCGGTTGATACTTTATTAATGAAACCAGCAATTACAGAACAAGCAGAAATTTCTGCAACTGTTTCTAATGATGGTGATATTGAATCTCTAACCATAGTTAATCCTGGTAGTGGATATGTTGGATCTTCTCATACTATAAGTATTGCTGCTCCAATAGGAGTTGGTATTGGAACAACAGATAAAACTAAGTATGCTGTTGTGGGAGTATCTACATTTGCAGAGGCAACTGCAACTATAACAGATGGAAAAGTTACAGGAACAACAATAACCAATATTGGTTTAGGTTATTCAAAGACGAATCCTCCACAATGTATAATTAAGAAACCAGAATATGATACTGAGAAAGTAACTTCATTATTGAATGTTGAAGGTTATACTGGAATCATTACTGGAATTACAGGTGAAAATAGTGGAGGTGGATTGCAACTTAGATTCTTCTATACTTCATTTAAATCAAATGCAAATAAATTACAGGTTGGATATCCTATCTTAATTAAAGATACTGCAATATCTGTAGGATCTGGAGTTACTTCTGTTGATAATAACGATGATGAGATTGTTTCGATTGGTTCTACTTTCTTAGATAATATCTACAAAGTTCATTCATTCTCACAATTGAATGATAATCAGGCAGAAATTACATGTAATGTTCTAAGCACTACTAATGATATTGTTGGAATAGCATCAACTGGTTTCTATGATAAAACTAATATTGGTGCAACAATTTCTTTGGGTAAGATATCTTGGGGTAGATTATATAATGGAGAAAGATCTGCTAATCCAATTTCTATTGGTGTTACTGGATTGACTGTTGATGTTGGATTAACTACCTTCCCAACAATACAAAGAAGAAACTATGGTGGTGAAAGTTCGGAACCTGGATTAAGAAATACAGGTGCTATTAGAGTTGTTACTGGATTATAGTGAAATTATGTCTATAAATAAAGAAAAAAAGATTGTTTAATAATCATGCCAGCAATTGTTACTGATCAGTTTAGGATTTTAAACGCAAACAATTTTGTCGAATCAGTAGAATCAGATCAAAATTCATATTATGTTTTTATTGGATTACCAAATCCAACAGGAACACCAGAAACTTCTGTCAGAGTTGGCTATGGAAGATCTAGTGATTGGAATGCAACTCAAAAAACACCTAAACCTATAGATAGTTTTTCCAATATTGCCCATATTGGTGATACTATGATGTTTGGTAAAAGAATATCATCAGCCAATATACGAAGAATTATTAGAAGAATAGATTGGTCTGCTGGAAAAAGATATGAGATGTATAGGGATGATTACTCCACAGAGGAAAACAAGCAAAGTCCTATAACATCTTCTACTAGATTATATAATGCAAATTATTATGTAATGAATTCTGAATATAAAGTTTATCTTTGTATTAGTAATGGTGGATATGGAGAACCTGGATCAAATACTGCTAAGGGTAATATATCTCAAGATGAACCAACATTTACCGATTTAGAACCTTCTAGAGCAGGTAATAGTGGTGATGGATATATTTGGAAATATATGTATACTGTTTCACCAGCAGATATTTTAAAGTTTGACTCAACAGAGTATATTACTGTTCCTAATAATTGGTCAACAAGTAATGATGCCCAAATTAAAGCAATTCGTGAAAATGGTGATTCAGCATTAAATAATAACCAAATTAAACATGTTTATATTGAAGATGGTGGTGGAAAGTATTCTGAAGGTTTGGGTCAAGAAGTTGATATTGTAGGTGATGGAACAGGCGGCAAAGCTAGAGTTGATATAGTTGGTAAAGTAGTTACTGATGTTGCAGTAAGTTCAGGTGGAAGTGGATATAGTTATGGTTTAGTTGATTTGGGTGGTTTACAAGACGCTGATCATCCAAGTAATCAAAGAGCAAAACTTGTTCCTATTATCCCACCATCTTTAGGTCATGGATATGACATCTATAAAGAATTGGGAACTGATAGAGTTTTAATCTATGCAAGATTTGACGATTCAACTAAAGATTTTCCATCAGATACAAAGTTTGCACAAGTTGGAATAGTTAAGAACCCAACTAAAGTTGGAACAGTTGATCTTTATACTCAACCCACATTTTCATCTATGAGTGCATTCATATTTGATACAGTCTCTGCTAACGAACCATTAGTAGGTGAACGCATAACTCAAGTGTTACCTGATCAAAGGATTGCACAAGGTTATGTTGCATCATATGATAAAGATACTAAGGTTATGAAATATTTTAGAGATAGATCTCTAAACTTTACAACACCTAGTAATGATCATAAAGATTATGCTGGTATATCAACAACTGGTAGAATATATGACTTTTCTGCTAGTGGTGGATCTATAAAAGGTGATAGTTCTGGTTTTAGTGCAAGTATTAATGCAAATTTCAGTGGAATAACAACAAATCCAACTGGAACTAAGTTAATTGATTTAGGAATAACATTCTCAGGTGGGTTATCTAATACTGAGATAAATAAAGGATCAGGGGAAATTGTTTACTTAGACAATAGACCTTTGATTGCTCGTAATGAAAGACAAAAAGAAGACGTCAAAATCATCCTGGAATTCTAAAGAAAAATGCCACAAAAGACAAACTTAAATATAAGTCCTTATTATGATGATTTTGATAAGGCAGATAATTATTATAAGGTTCTGTTTAAACCTGGATATCCAGTTCAGGCAAGAGAATTAAATAATCTCCAGTCTATATTACAGAATCAAGTAGAATCTTTTGGTAGCCATATTTTCAAAGAAGGATCTATGGTTATTCCTGGTGGAGTAACTTATGACAGTACATATTTTTCAGTAAAAGTAAATCCTGATCATTTGGGTGTTGATGTTTCAATATATTTGGATGCTTTAATAAACAATAATAATGGTAAAGGAACGAAAGTTGTAGGTCAAAATTCTCAAATAGTTGGAACTATTAAAAATTATATTTTACCACCAACTGAAGGTGTTGAAGATATTACACTTTTTGTAAAATATAATGAATCTGGAACAAATTCTATTAGTGAAATGTTCCCTCATGAGGAAATATTGACACTTAAAGAAAATGTCACATATGGAAATACTACATTAAATTCGGGAGAAACAATATTAACAGTACTATCTGAAGATCCATGTCACACTGGATCAGCTGTTGGTGTTGATGCTGGAATATATTTTATTAGAGGAACTTTTGTAAGTGTTCCAAAATCACTTATAGTATTAGAATCTTATTCAAACAAACCTTCATATAGAGTAGGTCTTGAGATATCAGAAACTGTTATAACTTCTAATGATGATTCTGATTTAAATGATAATGCTAAAGGTTTTACCAACTATGCTGCACCAGGTGCAGATAGATTTAGAATAACTGTTAGATTAGCTAAAAAAGCATTATTAGATTTTGAAGATACTAATTTTGTTGAACTCGTCCGTGTTAAAGATGGTGAGATTAAAAAACTTCAAGATAAGACGGAATATTCTGTAATTGCAGATTGGCTTGCTACAAGAACATACGATGAATCTGGTAACTATGCAATCAAACCATTTAGAGTTAATATACAAAATTCTTTAAATGATGAAATTCAATCTAATGGTTTGTATACTGAAGGACAAAAAACTGATGATGGAAATGATCCTTCTGACGATTTAATGTGCGTTAAATTATCTTCAGGTAGAGCATATGTTAGAGGATATGGAGTAGATATCTGGAATAAAGTTATAGACATTGATAAACCAAGAGATACTAAAACAAATAAAAATGCATCAGTTGCATTTAGAATGGGTAGTTTACTAAGAGTTAATAATGCAGAAGGAACTCCTTGGATGAATATTGGAGGAACAACTCCTAATACTATTGGTCTTTATAATCGTAGAAAAGGAACTGGTAACGTTGATCCATCAGGTGCAGGTCCATCAGGTAGTAATGCAATAAAGATTGGACAAGGACGTGTTTATTCTTATGGAGTATCATCCGATGCATATAGTGGTGATTCAACAGAATGGGATCTTCATTTATATGATATTCAAACTTATACAATATTGCAAATCTCAAATCCAGGAGCAGATATCACCACAACAGTTCCTCTCTCAACTCGTGTTAGAGGATTGAGTAGCGGTGCAATTGGATATGTTGCAGAGCATACTGGAAATCCTAATGAAATTAGTATATCTCAAACCACAGGATCCTTCATGCAAGGTGAGCAGTTAATGTTCAATGAACAAGAAAGTGTTAATAAGTCATCTATTATAAAAGTTCTTGCATATACTACAGAGGATATTAAATCAGTATATCAAAATTCTGATACATTAAATTCAGATTTAGTATCAGATTTTAGTGCTGATTCTGTTTTATATGATAGGGTATTACCTAATTTTTCTAAATTTGATTCTTTAACTGTTACTGGTGCTAGTAATGGAAACAGTGCATCTGCAGTATCACCTCGTAGAAGATTTGCAGGAAAGGTTGGTATAAAAACTGATTCTATAGTTGGATATTCAACTGATGTAGGATCTCAAACTTATAATAGAGTTGCTATTATACAACCAGATGGTGCGACTTTACAGTTACAACCTGTTGAGGATGTAGCTGGTGTTAATAGTGGTAGGATTATTGCAGGTGTAACAACTTCTAATGTATTCAGAATTAAATCACCTAAAATTCTTAATTTAAATAATTCTGGATTATATACAAAATTATCAAAACCTAATGTTTCTGCTGTTGATCTTTCAAATTCAACTCTTGTCATTAATAGGCAGGTAACAGGTAAAACACCAGGTAGTGGATCATTAACTATTAGTACTGCAGATGCATTAGATGTTGCTGCTGGAATTACAAGTGCTTTCTTTGAACCGTTTGATAATGAAAGATATTCTATTCATTATAATAATGGAACAACAGAAACCTTAACAGCAGATCAAGTTAATATTACTGATAATGGTAGTAATATCACATTCAGTGGTTTATCTCAGAATATAGCATGTACTGTTAATGTAACCTTGAAAAAAGTAGGTATAATTAGTAAATCAAAAGATTTTATTAGAAGTTCTCAATTAAGCATAACAAACACTGTTGGTGTTTCTACTAATAGTGGAATGTCCCAAAATAGTTATTATGGTTTAAGAGTTGAAGATAAAGACATATCTTTAAATATTCCTGATGTTGTAAAAATTCATGGAATTTTTGAATCAAAGGATACTAGTGCCCCAACACTTGATAGATTAACATTTGTTTCAGGTCTTGCATTAGATACTAATACGATTGTTGGTGAGAAGATAGTAGGTAAGTCTAGCAGAGCAATTGGTCAAGTTGTCAATAGAGTATCTGCTACAGAAATTGAATTTGTATACTTAAATGCAAATACTTTCTCTAAGGGAGAAACTATCAATTTTAAAGAATCTAGTATTGAAACAAATTTACAAGGAATAACTTCTGGAAATTATGTTAATAGAACTTCAAATTATACTCTAGATAAAGGTCATAAAAAGCAATATTCAGATTATTCAAGGATAGTTAGAAAACGTACTTCTGGAATACCTTCTAACCAATTGTTAATTATATTTGATTATTATAAAACTCAAAGTGCAGATAGTGGTGATTTATTTACTGCAAATTCATATACTAAGGATAGGTATACTACAGATGTTCCACATATTATAACGGATAGAGCAACAGATATCTTAGACTTCAGACCTAGAGTTAATTCATTTGATCCAGCAACCACAACTGATAAATCTCCATTTGATTTTAATGCTAGAACTTTTGAGAATATAACAAAATATGTTGTTGCCCCCAATGAAAGTTCTATTGTAGGATATACCTATTATCTACCAAGAGTTGATAAATTGGTTATTAATAAAAATAATCAAGTTAAATTAGTAAAAGGTGTTTCTGCAGATAATCCAACTCCACCCACAGAAGTTGGCGATTCTATGGAAGTTGCTCAAATTACATATCCACCATTTTTATACGATCCAATAAAAGGTCCTAAGATTAGGTTATTTGATAATAAAAGATATACCATGAGAGATATTGGTAATCTAGAGAAAAGAATTGATAATCTTGAGATTATGACTTCTCTTACTGCTCTAGAGAATGATACCAAATCTTTACAAGTTACTGATGCTGATGGTTTAGATAGATTTAAAACTGGATTTGTAGTAAATGACTTTAAGGATAGGAATTTTATAAACTTCAATAGAACTCAAGGTTCTAGATGTGATGTTGATGTTGTTAATAAAGAATTAATTAGTGCTGTTGATTTTTGGTCATTAAGAGATGATTTAGCATTAGATCCTTCAATTGATGAAACTACGGTAGATACATCTTTAAATACTAAGTTATTAGATGCAAATTGCCAAAAAACTGGCGATTTAATTACTTTAAAATATGATGAAGTTGCTAGTGAACTTAAAAATCTTCAAGCAACACAAGTTGAAAATATTAACCCATTTAATGTTATTGTTTTTGCAGGTCAAGTTATTTTAGACCCACCATCAGACAACTGGTCTAGAACCATTTATATTGATGATAAAAGAACTGAATCTACTGGAGCAACTTGGTCAGAAGAAGCAAATATTGTTTCTGATACAGTAGCAGTTGATACTGATATTGATGTAACTGAAGTTGAAATTGGTACTAATCAACAGGTATTTGAAGGTAATCATAGAGATGTTACTACCACTACCACTACCACTACAACACGTAATATTGAAAAATCATTTACAAACACTATTGATCCTCTAAGAGAATTTGATTATGTTGAAAGTGTTAAAATTACTGGAGCAACAGATCCATTCATGCGTTCTAGAAACGTTGGATTTGATGCAAATGGTTTAAAACCATTCACAAAACATTATAGTTACTTAGATAGTGGAATACCTGATATTTTCCCTAAAGTAACTGAGATTGAGATGACATCTGGAACATTTACTGTAGGAGAAACTGCAAGTATTCTTAGGAATGGTGTTGAAATTGCTAGAGTTAGAATTAAAGCACCAAATCATAAGTATGGTGTAGATTCAGTTATTGCAAGCACAGTCGCTACAACTACATCTACCGCTAATGTTGCTGGTGGAAGCATTGAAACATTTAGTGTAGATATTTTTGATAGAACAAGACCTGCACCATCTAATCTATATTCATCCACTTCAAAACTCTTTAATATTGATGTTGTTGCTTTAGCAAACAATGAAAGATATTTTGGATATATTCAAACTGGTTGTTCGATTGTTGGAGAATCAAGTGGTGCAACTGCAAATGTAACAAATGCAAGTTTATATTCTGATAATTGGGGTGATGTTTTAGGAACATTCTTCTTTAGAAACGCTAATGCAGTTCCAGCACCTCCAACTCTATTCAGATCAGGAACAAAAACATTTAAAGTAACAGCAGCACCAGTAGGAACAGTAACTCTACCAGGAAGCACTGCAATGGCAAGTGATGCTACTGGAACCTATCATGCTACAGGAACGATCCTAACACAGCAAACAAAAACTGTTGGTGTTAGGAATCCACCAGAACCACCACAAAGACCTAATGAAACAACAACTACAGTCAATATTAATGTTGACTCAGAGACTGAGAGAATAAATGCACCTTATAGAGATCCTCTAGCACAATCATTCAGAGTTGATGAAACTGGTATGTTCCTATCATCAATTGATGTTTATTTTGGAAGTAAAGATCCTAATGCTAAAGTATATGTTGAAATTAGAGACGTTGAATTGGGAACACCAACTAATTTCTTAGTTCAAGATTATGCACAAGTTTCATTAAATCCAAATGATATTCAAGTTTCTGATGATGCATCTATAGCAACTAATATTAGATTCCCATCACCAGTTTATTTGGAAGGTGGTAAAGAGTATGCTGTCGTATTCTTAGCACCAGCTTCTGACTTGTATGAAATGTGGTGTTCCACAATGGGTCAGAAAACTGTTAAAACTGTAAACTTACCAGATGTTGAAAGTGTTGTTCATACTAAGCAATATATTGGTGGTAGTTTATTTAAATCGCAGAACGGAACTATTTGGACACCAAGCCAGTATCAAGATCTAACATTCCAATTATATAAAGCAGCATTTGTTCCTAGCGGAACAGTTACTTTCTATAACAGTCCAATTGAATCTGGTGGGTCAAATGCTCAGATTTTATCAACCAATCCAGTTAAAACTTTACCTAGAAAACTTAAGGTGAATGTTAGCGGTCTTCTTGCTACTGAAGCACCAGTTAAACGTAAGTTAAGTACTGGAGCTGAAGCTGATGAAGAAGATGGAAGTGTAACAGGTATAGTAGAGAGAACTGCTGCTCCTATTGATACAGCAGTTCAACCAGAAATTATTTCTGCTGGTGCTGGATATGAATTTGCTGGTCAAGTTGCTACAGGCAATGATTGGTATAAAAATGGTGTACCTATAAAATCATTAACTAGTGATGGTAGTGGAGCAACTGCAACTGTTACTATTGATGGAACTACTGGAGAAGTTACTTTAATTGAAAATATAACTGCAGGTAGTAGATTTAGTGTTGGTGATGTTGTTACTATTGATAATAGTAGTGCTTTGGTTACTAGAGGTGCTGGTGCTAAATTTGCAATTAAAGAAATTGCGACTACTTTAGATACAGTATATCTAACTGATGTTCAAGGTGAAGTTTTCAAAAACGGAGAAACTATTATTCATTATGGTGCAAATAATGATACAAGAACAACTTCAACTGGTGGATCAGTAAATGGTGATTCTGAAGTTGTTAGTGATCTTTATGCTGGAAATGTTATTGAAGTTGTTCAATACAATCATGGACATCACGGTGGAAATAACATAGTTAGGTTGAAAGGAATTGAACCAGATACTACTATAGTTCAGACTACCAGTGCATTAAACATTGGAGAGACTAATGTTTCTATAGGTAATACTACACCATTTACCAATTTTGCTGGTATTACAACGGATAGAGGTGAGGCATTAATTGAAAGTGAAGTTATTTCATATGTTGTTGGTATGAATAAACTTACAGTTAGTGGTAGAGGATTGGAAGGATCTCCTGTATCAAATCACCCACCTAGTGTAAATATTCAACCATATCAAGTAAATGGATTCCCATTAGTTGGTATTAATAGCACATTAAATGTTCCATCAAATACAACTTTAAAGAATGCATCAAATATTGATCATTATTATCTAGAAATAGATAGAGGAACTGGTGGTAGAGGAAATAATGTTGCAGATAATCCAGCATTATTATGTTTCACCACTGAAAAGGCAGTGGGTGGTAGTAATGTTGGAATATCACAAAATCATCAGTTCAGTACTTTATCTCCACAATTTAATGTAATTACTCCAGGTAAAGGAACACTTGCAACTTCTTCAGTTAGGACTGTTAGTGGAACTAGTGCTGGTGGAAATGAAGTATCCTTTATCGATCAAGGATTTGAACCAACTACATTAAATGAAACTACGTTCTTCCCAACACCAAGATTGGCTGCATCCAAAGTTAATGAATCTGAAAGATTACAAACATTACCTAAAAATAGATCTATAGCATTGAAAGTTGATATGTCAACTTCAGATAAGAATCTATCTCCAGTTTTGGATACAAAGTATGCATCATTTGTTCTTGGTAGAAATAAGATTAATAATCCTGTAGGGGATTATGTAACAGATACTAGAACAAATACATTGGAGGATGATCCACATGGTTCAATATTTGTATCTAAGAGAGTTAATTTGAAGCAACCTGCTTCATCACTTAAAGTATTTGTTGCTGCCAATGCTCAACCAGAAGCAGACTTTAGAGTTTTCTATAGATTATTCACTGCAGATTCTAGTGAAGTTTCTCAAACATATAGGGCATTTCCTGGATATGACAACTTAATAGATATTGACGGTGATGGTTTTGGTGATGATATTATTGATTTGGGGTTAAATAATGGTAAAGCAGATGCTTATGTGAAACCAAATGGATTTAATGATTTCTCAGAATATCAATTTAGTATAAATGATTTGGAATCATTTGATGGATTTGCAATTAAGATTGTAATGTCATCAACAAATGAATGTGTTCCAATTAGATTAAAAGACTTTAGAGCAATTGCGTTAGCGTAATGAAAACTTTCCAACAATTTGTATCACTATGTGAGGGTGGTTTAGCAAGGCAATTAAGCAATGCTAAAGATAAAGATACTGGTCATATCTCTGCAGATCGTGGATCTGATGAAGGTCAGAACCGTAAGAAGAGAAAAGGTCTTGAAAAGGATTTAAAGAAAAAGGGTATTGGTTACAAGAAAACAACTGGTAAGTATAAGTATGATGATGGATCTGATGCCAGTGAAGTTTCATACTCTACTTCTAAACCAGAAGGTATGTCAAAACGTAAGTTTGGTAAGACTATGAGAAAACTTGGTCGCAAACACGATCAGGAATCTGTTATTACTAAGAAACCAGGTAAAAAGGCAACACTACATTATACTGATAAGAGTGGTAAGAAATCTGAAGGATTAGGAAAAGAGAAAGCAGGTAAGCACCCAGATGGTTATGGAGAAACTGGTGAAAAACGCCAGAGAGGTGATAAGTTAAAGGATAAAAAGAAAGATAGGAGTATGCATTACGCATGAAAAATTTTAAACAATTTTTAGAAGAAGCAGTTAATGCTATTACTAGATTTGGGTCTTCTGGACATCAGTTAAAGAGAAAGGGTATACCTCACCCAGATCATTTAGATATGCCTCATATCTTTAAATGGATATATGGTGTTCAGAAAAAAGCAAAACTTTCTAAAGATGATAAAATTAATGGTCAATATAAGGATATTAATAACCCTAAAAAACCATCTGAGATTGATTTGATTAGGGGAACTATACCAGTTAAAAAAGCATGATACCAGTTGAAGGACATAAAAACCTGTTTCGTGATCCAGAAACAGGTGCGATTTTAGATAATGATACTACTGCATATTCTCAACATATTTCTAAAAGAAATAGAAAACTTGATGAGAAAGCAGAACTGGATGAAATGAAAAAAGATATTGACGAGATCAAATCTTTATTACAACAGTTAGTTAATCATAAAACATAAATAATAGATAGATTCTTGAATTGCTTACATAAATGGCAGAGATTAAGGTCAGAGTAGGGCAACAAAACGCTGTAAAAGTTATTTCTTCGCTTGCTGGAGCCCAAGGTCTTTCCTTAGCTGAACTCAGCGATGTTAATGCCACGAACTTACTTAATGGAATGGTATTAGTCTATAACGGTGCAACTCAGAAATGGGACGCTACATTATCTTTGACACCTGGAACAGAACAGAATTTAGACATCAACGGGGGAAATTTCTAAATGGCTAGCATTATTAGGATCAAACGATCCTCTGGTACTAACAAACCTGCCAGCCTAAATTGGGGTGAAATGGGTTATGTAACTGGTATCGGCAGTTACGGTGGAACCAATCAATATAAAGATAGAATATTCCTCGGAGATGATGGAAGTAATGTTTTCCCAGTAGGTGGACATTATTATACTTCAATGATGGAACATCAACCAGGAACAGTTGCTGGTGTTCAGAATTCAAGAAATACTGATGGCGGTATAGTTGCTGTCATGGACAACACTAGAAGAGTTGACCAATGGAATGTAGATAATCTTAGAATGGATGGTAATGTTATATCATCTACAGATACTGACGGTGATATTCAATTTGACCCTGATGGAACTGGAGAAATTAATATAGTTGATGACACTTTCTTATCTTTTGGTAATGATAAGGATGTTAAGTTTGAATATGATGAAGATGGAACTGATAGATTATTAATATCAGGTAAGCAAGTTATGTTCAACACTACGTTGAATGTATCTACCGATTCAGTTTTCGGTAAAGTTAGAATTGAAAATAATGTAATTTCTTCTGTTAGTGGAAGTGGTGATAAATTGTTTATTGATCCATTCCCCGATGGATTAAGTAATCAAGGTGATGTTATCGTTAAAGGTAACTTACAAGTTGATGGTACTACAACTTCAGTCAACTCAACTAACGTAACAGTTAACGACCCAATATTTACTATTGGTGATGTAACTAGCGAAAGAACTGTTATGCAATCAGTTGCTACTGGTATTAGCACTATTGTTCTTGATTCTATTGTTGGTATCAATACTGGTGATATTGTTACTGGAAGCACAGCACTTCCAAATAGTGGTTTAACAACAGTTACAACATATGATGTTGGTGCAAAGATGATTACCATCGAAGGCACTACTGTTGCTGGTATTACTACTACGTCAGGTTTAACAGTAACACACGCTTTTGATACTAATACTGATCGTGGTATTGCGTTTAATTATAATACTGGTATTGGAACTGCAAATGCTAAAACAGGTTTCTTTGGATATGTTGATCAAGATTCAAATGGTGCAAGTAGTGCTCCAGCAAACTCTTGGACATATGTTCCAGATGCTACAGTAACAGGTAGTCTTGTAAATGGTACTAGAGGATTCTTAGATATTAAAGGAATCTATTATCAATCTGCAGATTATCAGACACATGGTGCTGTATACTTTGATGAGAATGGATTACAAACCTCAACTAATAATCCAGCTGCTCCAATAATTACATCCAAGCAGATATTAACTGCTGTAACTAAAAATACATTATCATTCCCAAGCGGTATAACATTAACTGTTGGTGATATTGTAAGACAAGATACTAGTGGTGCTTATGGTGTTGTTGAAGCTTCAGTTTCTAACTCATCTACTGTAGATTTAATTGGTGTTGAGGGGATATTTACCAATACTTACAATGTTAGAAAAGAAGGTGATAATGGTGCTATTGATAATCTAGCAGTAATACCTTCTACGGTTTCTGTGATATATACTAATAAGCCTCATTGGTCTTCAACCCTTGATGGAGGCACATTCTAAATTTAGTTGAAAAAATTATGCAACAACAAAATAGTGAAGTTGACGTGAATGTTCTTGTAAGTTTATACAACCAAAAACTTGCACAATCATCAAATCAAGTAATTCTTCTTGAAGCAAAATTACAAACATTGAAACAGGATTTTGAAGAAGAAGAGAGAAATCTTCAACAAGAAATTCTTAATTTACAAGAAGAAATAACAAAACTGAAAAAGACCAAGAAAACTGATAGTTAGAGGAAATGGCAAAACCAGCAAGTAGAACACAATTAGTAGATTACTGTTTAAGGAAGCTGGGTGCTCCTGTATTGGAGATTAACCTTGATGATGATCAGATAGATGATTTAGTAGATGATGCCATTCAACTTTTTAATGAAAGACACTTTGATGGTGTTGAAAGAATGTATCTTAAGTATGAACTTACTCAAGATGATATTGATAGAGGACAAGCAAAAAATACTGATGGTGTTGGTATAGTAACTACAACAGCAACATCAACAAATATATCGGGTTATGGAACCACTACAAGTAACTGGTATGAGACTTCTAATTTTTTACAAGTTCCAGATTCTGTAGTTGGTGTAGAAAAGATATTTAAGTTTGATAGTAGCACCATATCAGGTGGAATGTTTAGTATTAAATATCAGCTATTTTTAAATGATTTGTATAGGTTTAATTCTATAGAATTATTACAATATTCAATGACAAAATCATATCTTTCGGATATTGATTTTTTACTAACAACTGATAAGCAAGTAAGATTTAATAAGAGACAAGATAGATTATATCTGGATATTGATTGGGGTTCCGAAACTGCTGGTAATTATCTTGTTCTTGATTGTTATAGAGCATTAGATCCTACATCATTTACTCAAGTTTACAATGATGTATTCTTAAAACAGTATCTCACTGCTCTCATGAAGAGACAATGGGGACAAAATTTAATTAAATTTCGTGGAGTTAAGTTACCTGGTGGTATAGAACTTAATGGTAGAGAAATTTTTGATGATGCTGAAAAAGAAATAGAAGGTCTTAGATCAAGAATGTCTTCAGAATATGAATTACCACCATACGATTGTATTGGGTGATAAGATATGGCACTCAATCCGTTTTTTCTACAAGGAACATCATCTGAGCAAAGATTGGCTCAAGATTTAATAAATGAACATTTAAAAATTTTTGGTGTTGAAGTAACATATATTCCTAGAAAATTTGTAAATAAACTATCAATTATGGAAGAGGTTCAATCTTCTAAATTTGATGATAATTTTGCTATAGAAGCATATGTTAATAACTATGATGGATATGGTGGTGCAGGTGATGTTTTAACAAAATTTGGAATGAGTTTAAAGGATGAAGTTACTTTAACAATTTCTAAAGAAAGATTTGAGGATTTTATATCACCATTTCTCGCTGCCAATGATGATGGTACAGATCAAAGTGAAGTAACATTATCCTCTAGACCTAGAGAAGGTGATCTTGTTTATTTCCCACTAGGTCAAAGATTGTTTGAGATAAAATTTGTAGAACATGAAGATCCTTTCTATCAGTTAGGTAAAAATTACGTTTTTCAATTAAAATGTGAACTCTTTGAATATGAGGATGAGGTTATTGATACATCTATTGATGCTATTGATACTCAGGTTCAGGATGAAGGATATATTACAACTCTTAGATTAGTTGGTTTAGGAAGAACTGCTATAGCAACAGCAGCATTAGGTCAAGGATATGTTAGAGAAATATTCTTAAATAATGATGGATCTGGATTTACTTCTCCACCTACAATTACATTTGAAAATTCTCCAGCAGATAATCCAGCAAGAGCAATTGGAATATTAACAACTAGAGCAAATGTTACTTCTATTGAGAAGATATTAATGACGAGTGCTGGTGCTGGTTATGTTACACCACCACAAATTACTATTTCTGGTGGTGGTGGAACAGGTGCTGCCGCAACTTGTTCTGTGGAAACTGTTTATCAAGGTGTAACTAGATTTAATATCCTCGATGGTGGTGTTGGTTATAGCACAGCACCAACAGTAACGGTTGGTCAACCAGGTGCTGGAACTACTGCAGTTGGAATTGCTTCTGTAGGATTAGCAGGTGCTCAACACGTTGTTAAGAGTATATTTGTAAGTGATACTGGAATTGGTTATGCATCAATACCTACAGTAACTATTGCAGATCCACCATCTATGGCTGGTATTGGAACATTCCAATTTAATGAAGTTATTGAAGGTTCTAGATCTTATGCTCAAGCAAGAGTTAAATCTTGGGATAAAGATACTAATATATTAACTGTAAGTAATGTTGGTATTGGAACAACAGTTTCTGGATTCTTCCAAGGTGAGAATATTGTTGGAAAGACTTCTGGAGCATCATATACTCTCGGATCATATAATTCCGATGACGTTAATGATAAATATAATGATGCTAGTGAATTTGAGTTGAACGCAGATCAGATACTAGATTTT